TACGAAACACATCGTAGCCTTGATTGTTAAAGTCTAAAAGTTTAAGTATGTGTTCAAATTCGTCACGAATTTTTTTCTTGATTGATTCTGGCTGTTCTAGTTTATCTAAAACAATTTGAACTGGATATTCGTCTGATTGATATACGATTGCTTCATTGATAATATCATCAATAGCGGCATCACATTCTGGTTGCAATGCCATCTCTCTATATTTTTTAACTAACTCAGCATCGTTTCGTACTTGCCCCTCAAGATCAACATATGTACCATAAACTCCGCCACCGACAATGCTTGCCGCACTATCATCATCACTTGGAGGAACAAAGGAGCGTAAATCTTCCTTTTCATCCTCTTTACCAATTTTAAATCCAAAAAGTTTTATTGCCATATTTTTCTCTCTTCATAAGAAAAGGGGGCGTAATAGCCCCCATTTGAAACTATTACGCAACTATTTATTGTTGCGAAAATGTTTCTGTCAATAGTTAAACAAAATACGAATACTGGAAGGTTACAGTAAATTCTTCAATGGTATCCGTAGTGTCATATGACAAGTCGATCTGGCTAACATCGGTAGGAAATGCTTCTACCAATCTATAAGATTTTGAAACTGCACCATTATCTGTGAGATGTTCAACAATAACATTTTGTTTATATTCAACCACGCTTGTTCTGAGATTGGTAGAGCCAAAATCGTTACTAGAAATAGAAGCCATCCACGCTTCAAATCCAGCACGAAGATTGTGTCTTTGGTCTGCAATGAATGTTGCAGTCCACTCAGCAAATGTTCTATCGCCAGGCAATTTAATTCTACGACCTCTGTATGGAACTTCAATTACACCAAGTGTTAAACCAGGTACTGCCGCACCTTTACAAAGAATCGTTGAATTTGGTATTGCAATTCCTGCTGGTGGTGTAATTAATACATTGAATAAATTTGGGCGAGATCCACTTGCCAGATTTGTTTTGAATGTTGTTACTGAAAATGACATTTTTATGGCTCCCGTTTAAGATACAGTAAAGTAATCATAGACCCAAGTTACTGTAAACTCTTCAATTGCATCTGTTGAATCATATGATAGATCAATTGTTGAAATATCACTAATAAAACAGTTTTGCAATCTGTAAGTTCTAACTGGTTGGCTGTCTTGTCCAAGTTGTGCTACGCTAACAGTAGTAAGACTTGCGTTTCTATCACCCATTACTGGGCTACCATAGTTAGTAGCAACAAAAAGTTTTTGATAATTTTCTAGTGCAGTTCTTGCTCTAAAGTCTTTATCATTAATTACAGTACTTGTCCACTCAGCAAAGGTACGATCACCAGCAAGTTTGTATCTTCTGCCACCAATTTGAGGGACTTCAATAATACCGACTGTTGAACCTGGGAGAGCCGCACCTTTACACAAGACTGAAATTCTTGTTGCATCACTTGGACCACCAGCAAATGTTACTTCAAATAGATTAGGGCGGCTACCCACCCCAATCGCATTTTTAATTTGATCTAGTGTATGAATTGGCATTCTATTCCCCTTTTTCTTTTATCTGTTTATTCTATTTAGGCGCCGATTTCAGAAAAAGAGATAGAACCTCTTACTGAAACGAAGTTAAGTTGAATAAAGTTGACAGAAGAAGTTGGGCGAACAAAAATGTCGCAAATAAATTCATTCGCATTCACTACTGCATCTGGATTGTTTGTTTCATCACAAACAACACGGAAGTCAGTAATACCACGCTGAGCCTGAACATCACGCAGATATGGATCAATGGTATTAACGAATGCAGTACGAGTTGCTTGATTATTCTCATCAAAGAGAACATTGCCAGCAAAGTCACCGATTGTCTTCTGAAGTTCAATGAACAATCTACGAACATTGATACGATTGAATGAAGTCCCTCTGAGAACAAATGTCTTGTCACCAAAGAGAACAGTTCCTTTACCAGTTTGGCTGAAGATTGGATTAACAGCCTGTTTGTAAAGAAGGTCACGCTCTGATTCGTTTGGATTCCAAGCAAGTTTAGTTACATTCAAGAGTGTACCCTTTGTGTAACCTGCTGGAGAATTCCATGGTGCTTGATTGAAATCTGTTCTTGCCATTACACCAGCGGTGTCGGCATTACATGGAACATAAACATATGTGTCATTGTACTTGTCGTACTGGTATTTCCAGTTAGCATCAAACACAACATATGTTGACTTGTCAACTGTTGTAGCAAAGTCTAGAATATTTGTAACTTCACTACCTGCCTGGTTCACAACATCACTATACTCTGGTGATACACAAACCATTGTGTCTTTTCTTCTTTCTGCAATGTCTGCGATAACTGTATTGATAACAGTTGCACTAACTGCGCCCATTGGAATTAGATTAATTGCAATGTTTGACTTGTTTGCGAAAAGATTGAATGCGGCAATCTTCTGTGTATCAGTTGGTGCTGAACCATCTGCACCACCAGCAAGACGGTATGAAACAGGTGCAGTTGGAGAATTTGTAGCACCAGTAAATGAAGTAGAAGTGCTTCCACCCCAATTTGTGGCACTTTCGTGATCCATCCAACGAATGAAATCTGAACGATTTGCAATTACATCTTTGTAGTAACTTGATGCGCCTGTATCAGTCTTAGCACCAACTGCTTTAGATACTTGCTGAAATTTTTCAAGCAATGTTCCTGCAACACCAGTAATTGTGCCACCTTTGTCTACAACGGCAATGTGCATTTCGTCACCTGAACCGCCACGATCATTTACAAAAGTTGATGTGCCTGGAGCAGAATCAAACTGACTGAAGTATTCCCAACGGCGAGTTACAGTAGCACCAGTAGCACCAGTAATGTGTGCTGATTCAAGTGTTATGTGAGTATTGTTTGTGACTGAAGCAACTTTGATTGAGCGACCAGCAATTACAAGAAGGTCGCCTACATTAACTTCAGTACTTGCAGATGAACCGACACCAACAACGGTTGTAGAACCAGCACCTACAGTAAATGTTCCAGTTAGGGTTGATTGAAATGCGGCCGCAGAAGCGCAAGTTGAAACTTGAATTGAGTTACCCAAAGCGCCAGCATATTTGGCAGCCCAAGGACCCACATCGGCAGAGCCAGATGAGTAAGATGCATCCCAAACATCATCATTTTTGATGAGAAGACCTACGCCTGTATTTCCTGATCCTGTAACATCTTCAGCAGTAGCGTTAAGTAGATTTGCACCATCTTGACGAACAACGAAAAGATTTGGTGAGTATGCAATATAGTTAGCGGCTACGAGAAAGTCTACTGCGTTTGTTGCGTTTGGCGCGCCAAACTTGGACACAAGGTCAGATTCGCTTTGCACAAGAACCGCCTTCTCAACTGGTCCCCATCTAAAACGACCCGCAGTTCCGCCAGCAGTAGTACCGAGCGTCAACACCACTGGTGGTTGATCGACTTCAGTAATCTGAATTCCTGGTGAGATTAAATTGATTGCCATTCGTTTTCTCCTTGATTTTAAGATTTCATATCTTGTTTTTCACGAAACTTATCATTCATTATTCTTGTTTTATTTATAAAAAATCATATTTCTGAGGTTTTTCTTCTTCCCAGACTTGACCAGATGCGTCAACATAGACATTTTCTTCCATGCCATCATCAATAATGCCAAATGGAGTGATTTCTTCTTCGATCATTTGAATCTGTTTTTCATAAAGTTCTTTGCGAATATTTATGTTTGTGAGGTCTTTGAAATATGGGTTAGTAGACAACCAAGAAAATAACACCAATGGCATAACTAAATCGTCATGATATCCTTCGTCTGCTTGATAACTACTTCTTTTCTGTATAAATGTTGAAATTTCTGAGATTGTATCTGCGTCACGAATGAGAAGTTTTTTCTCTTCAACCAAAGACTTGAAGTTTGAACATCCAATTCGCTTAACTTTTTTATCTGTAATGACACCCAATTGAGTTTTGCCACCACCAAATCCACCTGTGACAACCTGACCGCTGGTTGTGCGATTGACAAATACAATATTTTCGTACTCATATTCACTATAGATAATTTCTGCAACCTGCTCTGAGGTGTTGACTTCAATAAGCACATATGCGTCATTGAATTCTTTTGCCACTTTATAGATGACTGACGGATAGAGCAAAGGGCTTATCTTATTGTCACGATATTTTGCCACTTGTTTGTATGGTACTTCAGTAGCATCAATAACTGAAAATGCTGAGTAGTCACCTTCAATGCCTTTTGCGGTGTCTGCTACAATAACATACACACGATTCTTTTCTGCTTTTTCAAATACATCCAATCCATCTTTACTGTAGATCGATGCTGATGGTGACAATTGTGCAATGGTGCTTGCGTCAATGAGAGTAAGACTTGAACCAAGGAAGTTACAAAGCACCTCTTGATTGAATCGTAGTTCGCCAAGAAGTTTTCTTTGTTCTTCAGCCCATGCTTCGTCACGACCAGGAATCTCTGAATAAGGTATGAACAATGGAACAAAGCCATTGCGGTCGTTTTGTGCATCGTTCCAAAATTTCCAAAAATGATTGTATCCAAGCGGTGTAGATGATAGCAGAATCTTTGTTGTTTCACCAGCAGAGATTGTAGGATAAACTGCGGTAAAGAATTCTTCAGCAAGATTGTTTGGTATGATTGCAGTTTCGTCAACATACAATAAGTTTACAGACTTACCACGAATACCTGCTCTGCTTGTTGCAGAAGTAAATACGATTGATCCGTTCTCTAAAGCAATGTCACCTTTGTTCCATGTAGTGACGCCTTGTTGCAACCATATAGGAAGATTCTCATACATCAATTGATAGCGATAAAGTACTTCTCTAGCGGCTGATGCTTTGTTGGCAAGAATTGCTACAGTTTTGCTACCTTGAAAAAGTGTGTACCAAAGAATGTAAGCGGCAGAAGTAGTTGTTTTACCTTGCTGGCGCCCTTCCATAAGAATGACTTTACGATTCTCATGAATAATCTTTACCTTTTTCTTCTGGCATTCATAGAGTTTAAATGGTTGCATTCCGTGATCAAGTGTCACGATTTTACAATATGATTCGATGAAGTAAATGGGATCATCAGCACACTTTACATATTCTTCGATTTGATCTTTCGTGAATTGTAAAGCGACACCGGCTGCTTTTAATTGTGCATTTCCTAGATACTGTTTAGTTGTCATTGTTTGTTGTTGATTAGTTTTTGTAACTCTGCGGTACTACCCACAAAAAGCGCATTTTGAATTTGTGTTCTACCAGACTTTTCTTCTTTTTCTGTTTTGAGTTCTTTTGACTTCTTTGCAAGGTCGAGCAAGTCTTTGTTTGTGTCTGCAAGTGTCTTAATCAGTTGTCCTACAACCTCATAGGTTCGTGCTGATTCACCTTCTTTGGCAAGAAAGAGAATATTTTCCATCGCATCTTTGCCATTCTCAATTAAACCTTTGAGATTGTTTCGTGCATACTCATAGTCATCAGTAGTATCAATAATGACTGTATCTTTTTTGATTACAGTTGTAACCGGTTTTGCTACAATCTCTGTAGATGTTACATCAAGAACATCGTTAATTTTTTCATCTATTGTTTTTTTCATAGTTTATCCAATACGCCAATTTGTCCCATCACTCCATACTGGAACTGAATTAGCGCCACCACCACCTACTACTTCGCCAAAATTTTCAACTGCTTCAAGATTTGCATCATTGATGAATGCTCTTTGTCCTGCTATAATATTTGGTGATTGAGGTAAATCAGCATAAGTGAGATTATTGAATTGAACATTGTTTGCGGTAACTTTATTAAATGTTACATTATTTGAAGTATTTAAATTTTGGTTAAAAGGATTGCCATTTGATTCTTTAATTTCAAATACTCCAACCATTCCTGAATGGGCTTGACATTGATAAACATAATTGTTACCTGCTAATATTGCAGGAACTTTCCAGTAAAGAGTTCCTGATACTTTTCCTTGGGCTGATGCATCTGTTGAAACTGTTCCCGTTGTAGATACATGAGTAAGACCAGTATTGTAATTTGTTCCTCCAGAAGATTCACGAATTACAAATGGATGACCACCAATATTTAAATTAAATGCTATGGTTTCGCCAGCAGTAATTTTTATTGTAGGATTGTTTCCAGAATATTGATCAAATAAATATGCAGAAGCACCACTATGTGTAACATTCAAACGAGTAACAGAAGGTAAATAAACAGAATTTGCTTGATTGAATGCCGCATTTGCAGTAGACCAAGCAGAGTTAGCAGTAAGCCCACCACCATCACCACCACTATTTGCTTGACTAAATGCGCTATTTGCAATGTCATAGATTTCAGTAAAGTTTTCGTTTGTCTTATTGAACGCCGTTCTTAACGGATCACCTGTTCCATCGTTAGCGGTTGAGCCAATATTGATTGTTTGTTTTGCCATTTTTCTATCCTGTTATTCTGGTTTTGTAATTGTAAATGCTGGAATGGTTGCATCAAAACCATCAAATGTATTGATAGTTGCTTCATTAATAATAACTTTGTTGTTGCTTCGTATTGGTCCAAACAAATAACCTTTGACAATAAAATCTAAGTCCCATGTCAATACTCGTTTAGTATCAAAGTCGCCTTCATATTGATCATCTGAAGTAACTGAAGTTAATTCAATTGGTATGTCTAGCGTCACATTCATTTCCGGCAAGACTTTCATTGTAACAGTAAAATCAGGTGTGAAGAATGGTAAAATTTGTTCTATAATTTGTGTACCATCTTCTGCGTTTCTTGTAAGACAAGAAAGTGTAAAATTCATGTCATACGGAACTGGCGAAAAAACTGAAGATGCAGTCTTTGCAGATTCATTGACAACATTTTGAAACTTAAGTGTACTATTTAATTTTCGAAGCCCAGCATAAGTCATCGTGTTCATTGAAAATGCCAAGCGTGGTAGTACAGTAGAAATACTTTTAAAACCTGTTGGATCAGCAATTGCTCTGTCAATAAATTTTTGTTTTGGTCCATAAGAGATAGGCACCGCTACTGTTTGCACTTTAGCACCCGCTTCATTGTAACGATGAATTTGAATCTCATTAAAAAGATTGCCAAACATAATTACATAGCGTCTAAGCGTGGTATGATAATAATTGTGTCCGAACATTGGCATAATTAAAATATCCTTGTTTGTGCAAACGGATTCTTCTCAGAGAAGTCGAGAATGTCATCGTCACCAATTTGAGATTGAATGAATTCGTTTTGTGCGGGCGCATCTTTGCTTTGAACATTGTTGCCTTCTTGCAGAAATATTGTGCCGTCTTCATTAAGAAGTTGAGTTTCATCTTCAAGTAGCATGGCTGGAAAGTTATCTGTTGACACACTAAAGTCAGTTTCCAGTTGATCAATTTCTGCAACATCTGTGTCTAGTTTATCGCTGGTGTAGTCATACTTATCGCATCGCAATTCAAAGGTATAAAGTTTGCCAAGTTGAAAGAGTGTTTCAATAACTTCAACAAACTTAATTTCAAATAAATCTTGAGTAAATGGAAACCAAATGAGGTCACCTTCAAGTGGACGAATGTATGTTGAGTAATCGTAACCACCTTCTTGTACAAGCCCATGCCCATCTTCGTTGATAAAATTGTAACTATATTCTGTCATGAGTTTTGGTTGCAGTACTTGCAAGAATCTTTTCTTTGCAAGTGTGAATGTCATTGATTCATCGATCTGCAAACCAAACTTTGAAATGAAATCGTTTTGCCCTAAGTAACCATCAAATGTTTTAAGATAAACTTCAAGTGGCAACGCATCATCATAAATAATACTTGTATCTTCTTTGTAGAGCAAGTCTAGATTGACATGTGTTCTTGGAAGATAGTATGCATCAATGCCATAAACCTTGATGGATTCTATGATTAAATCTTCCAGTACATTCTGTTCGGATGCAGTAGAGTACTGATTAAAAAATCGATTACGCATTGTTAGCCAGTCATATCTGATACAGGAAGTGAGTAT